GATATTTCAGATTCTGAAACTTCTAATAAAGAAGCAATTACTTTAAAGGATCAGAAGATCTCTGAGCTTGAGAAGAAAGTTTCTGACTCAGAAACACTTGCCACTCAAAGAGAAGAAGAATTAAATAAATATCTAGATGAGAACGTTATCTTAGAGAAAAAATTTAGAGATTCAATTATTTCTAATATTTTAGACCTTAAGGTGACCGATAATAATAATGAGGAGCATAAGGCTCTACAAGATAAGCTGATAAAGAGACAGACTGAAAGCTTACTTGATTCTTTAGAAGACTTAAGAGCAAATAAAATTGCTAATGTAAATACACAATCTGCAGATAAGGTACTAAATACCACATTAGCAGATACTAATAATAATTCTGATAATAAGTTAATTCAGAATACAGACGAAGAGGATAAATTTTCGCTCTTCGATAAAGATAGAAGTATAATTACGGAGGATTAAAATGTCTATTCCTAATGCCTATCTACCGTTCAACATTGGAAATATACAACAAGTTGATACTCGAGTCAGACCTTCTAAGTATGCTCAGTCAAATCTTCGTAATTGGAGATTCGAGCAGAGTGAAGGTATCAGACCAGCTGAGTACATGGGTGTGTATAAATTCCTACCAGTTGCTTTTCAGGATGTAAATACTGAAGACTGGGTTGTAATTCCTAAGGGTCGTATCGTAAGTTCCATTGGACCTTTCGAAAGTGCTACGACAATTAGCGGATTAGTTCACCCAGCATCATCAGGTTCAATTCCGATTGCAAACTCTGGTGACTATATGGGAACTGGAACCGGTGGATTGATTAGAGCTTCGATTGATAACTCATACTTTGGTTATGATGAACACATTTGTGGTTTAATGGTCCCTGCTAATGGTGGATCAGGAACTTTCAACTATTTCTACTCAGCAGATGACGTTACAGCTAACACTAGAATCGCTTCTGGTGGTAGAGCTTCGGCAAGTGGCGCATATGCTCAAGCAGCAAATATTCCAATTGGTGTTGCTTTTAGTGATGTATATCAGGATATTCGTGGTGAATATCTTAACTACAGAATGCACCCTGATGGTCAACACTTCCTTACCGACTGGTACGTAGAAGTTCCATTTGTTGATTATAGAAGTACTGGCGCTGCCAATGCTTATAATCCATCTCCATCAAATTCCAATAATCCAAATTATGGTATGTGGAGAATAATTAACAAACAGTTTACATACTTGTCTTTTGATAGTACATCTGATACAGTTCATCCTGGAGCATTCGTTTGCCCTGATGGTATTGGAAACTATAAAATGCAAGGTGCGCCTACTTTTACAGTTGCTGGAAACAGCGGAACTGTAACTATGGTTGGTGGAGCATATAACTATGCAAAGACTGCACAGACTGTTGGAAAACTAATTGCGTTAGATACAAGAATGCCAAAAGACATGCTAGAAGATGTTCTAACATATCCAAGATCTGGAATGCCTGGATCTCAGACTGCTGGCATGATTAAAAACTTGTTTGATTTTGCATATTACGTCCTAGCTACTGGTTCAGGATCAGCTCCTACAGTAGATGCTATTTGGACAGCTATACGTCAAGGCGTATTCGGATTAGCAAGAATCCAGCTACTTGTATCATAAGGAGATATAAATACTATGGCTTACATGACAATTAAAGATCAAGTCGCTTGGGAGAATTTCGCTAAGAAAGAAGACCGCGTCAGATACAGTAACGTTTACGATGCTTTTCAAAATCGTGGACGCTTAATGGATGACAAAGGCGACGTACAGAAATTCGAACTTAAAGACCTTGTTACTAGAGAAGATTTGATGAGATTCATGCCACAGACAGTTGAAACTGTTGTTCGTGAAGCAATTGAACCAAATCTATTCATCGTTCAGAATCTTTGCCAGCCAATTACAATTGAGCAAGGCTCTAGAATCCAGATCGGTGCTCTAGGATCAATGGAAGCGGGACGAGTTGGGCAAGCTGGAGAATATCCAGAAAAGATGCTCGACATGGATGGTGGAGATATGGTTGCGATCACTACTGATAAGTATGGTCTAAAAATCAGTCTTACCGAAGAAGTTGTACAGCAAAATCAGTTTGATGTTGTTAACGTTTGGCTACGTGCTGCTGGTAAAGCAATGGCTCGTTGCAAAGAAAAAGTAGGAACAAAACTCATTAGTGAGATGGGTTCCAAGATTTTCGATAACGTTAGTCCTTCAACCTCTTATGCTGGTATTACTACAGGAAGAGATATTACTGGAACACCTAACGGATCAATGACATCAGCCGATGTTTTTGAGATGTATGCTTACCTCCTAAACAGAGGTTTTACACCAGATACTCTTCTAATGCATCCTCTTGCTTGGAAGACATTTGCAACTGACCCAGAAATGCGTGAAGTTGTACTTGCTGCATCAACAATTGCACAAGTTAGAGGACCTAGTGCTCCTAACTGGGGAACTGGACATCAAGGATACGGTCTAAGAACAGCTGGAACTGGAACTGAAACAACTTCTGGTAACAACGTTAAAGGACCAAACCCATGGGTTAATACTCTTAATCCTCTTGGTGCACAGTGGAATATTGCTCCTAGCTATCTTCCTTCTCCAATCAAAGTAATCGTTACTCACTTTATTCCGTTCTCATACGGAACAAGAGGTATCGAAAGAATGGATACTGGATGCACAACTAACGTCATTATGGTCGATTCTAGCGCTTGCGCAGTAGTTGGTCAGAGTGAACAGGTTAGAACGGATAGATGGACTGATCCTGAGAGAGATATTCTCAATATTAAAGTTCGTGAAGCCTACGGTTTCGCAGTTCTAGAACAAGGAAAAGGCATTGCAAAAGCAAGCAATATCAGCGTATCTAGAAACTACAACTTTGATAACGTTAATAGTCGTACACTTGGAGTTACTGATCTAAGTACCGCTCCTAGTGGTTGGGTATCTGGAGCAACTACACTACCGTAATAGATGATAAAACGTAATGTTTAGTAAGGAGAGCAAGAGCTTGTTTATGCTCTTCTCTCCTTTTTAATTTAATAAGGAGAAAAAGGAAATGGCAGCGAAGGAAAAAGAAGTTAAGAAAAGAGAAGAGTTTAAATTACCTAAGTATTTAAAACTCGAAAAAGGATCAATGTGGTTTGATATTGATGGAGAGCAAGCGTCTGGAGTAAGATTGTTTGCTACTAAGAATGTTTTTATAGGTAAAGCACCTGGAGATAAGGAAGTTCCAAAAGATAAGTTTGGAAATAAAAATTTAAATAATTATGGTTTAATAGAACAAGATCTTCCATGGTATGTGGATACAGAAAGCATCCCTTCAAATAAGTTATCTAGATTAATTTTTGCTTATAATCATGGTATCTTAACAGAGGCAAATCCGGAAAATCCAGTAACTCCAATAGAGTTGGATATTGAAGATCACGACTTTAAAGTTAAAGATAATGGTGATAGAATTTTTGTTGGTAAGAATTATGAAATGTATCAAAAGCTACAGAACAATAATTTTGACGTTCTTAGGAAGTTTATTAATTCTACACCTAAAAATGAATCTGGAAAGCAAAACCTAATTGATCTTTTTGATTATGAACGAAAAGGTTACAATCCTCTAAGTCGCCCGCGATTTGAGGTATTAGAACTTATTAAGACAAAACTTAAAGAGTTCGGCCCAGGAATCTCTGGCATTCGCAACAATAACCGGTCACTATCCAAGTATAAACGCTACTGGTATTTATAGAAACGACACTATAAGAATTTACTTTGACAGACCAATTGAACCAACTACAATTACTTGGGATACAATTTCTGTTCAGGATAAAGCTTCTTTTACAACAGTAGTTGGATCTCTTGGAGCAGTGTGGAATACAAGTGGTCAAGTTAAAGAGGCCTCATTTATTCCAACTACATATCTAGTATCAAATAGTACATATACAGTCTATGTGTTTGGAACCCCAAATAGCATCATTGCTCTAGATGGGACTCAGTTACCAAATACATACTCATTTGATTTTGTTACTGGAACTGGTTATTTTGATGGTAGTGGAACCGCTGGAGTTCCAAGTGGTACAGATCCTACAACAAGCGGAGTTGATATTTCAGGTATCAACTCCTATGTTGAATCTACTATTAATAATTTTGCAGTATATACTACCACGCCCGCAAATCAAGCTGCAAACCAACCGTTAACTACATCTGAAGTTACAATAGTTTTCACTGGAAACTTATTAACCAATTCTTCTGAATTGAGTGGTTTTATTAGAATTGTAGAACAGCCAGTTTTACAATAAGGATTTATTATGGATTTTATAATTACTAGTAGCGATAATGTAATTACCCTTACGCCTACTGGAGTATTTAGTCAAAATACACAATTTACTTTTACTATTGCTCCAGGATTATCAGGAATATTACCTGATGGATCCGTTGCTATTATGGAATGTCCATATGAGTTTTACTTTACAACTTTATATTGCCCTTTATTTACAACTGTAACTAGAGTAAAGTTGACTGGTGGTCCGTCAATAGAAAATGTTCCAGACGATACAATATATAGAATGATTCATAAGAACTCTATTGATGCTGTTGATTTATATAACTTATCTCAAGGATCTAATGTAATCACTTACGAACAATGGGGATGCGACTATACAAATGTTCCTATTATTTTTAGAAGATACGTAGAGTGTAAAACGGCCTATGATTTAATCTCTTTACAAAAATTATATAACTCCGTAAATCCTGCAGGTGGAGGTCAAACCAAAACCTTAGGAGATATGACAATTAAATACGATGGAGGATCTACTAGTGGAGGAGTTAGTCCAGGTGATCCTAATAAGCTAAAAGAATTATTTGATTGCTGGAACGACGCAATTAGATCATTTAGAACTATTGCTGTTGCTGTAAGAGGATATTTTGATGTATCTAAAGGATATCCACATCCTGTTAGAAGCGATAGAATTAATAGAGTTATTAAACCTGTTATTCCATTTGAAGGAAACTTTACTCCTGGAACACCTTATTGGAGAGGATTTTAAATGAATTGGTGCAAAGACGAAGATGATGTAGAAGTCATAGAATGTACAAATAGTTATCCTAATGTTCCTAGTCCTCGAGGATTTAGTGGTTATAGTGGTCTATCAGGATATAGTGGAGGCATTGGAAATTCTGGATATAGTGGATATAGTGGTTCTGGATACATTGGCGCAGATGGACAATCTGGATATTCTGGTCAAGAAGGACCACAAGGAATAAGTGGATATTCTGGTTTTAGCGGATATAGCGGACTTGATGGAGCCGCAACTGCTTCTGGATATTCAGGTTATAGTGGCGTATCTGGTTACAGCGGAGAATCAGGTTATTCTGGAACAAGTGGTTATTCAGGCGTTAGTGGATATTCAGGTAGTGGATTATCAGGCTATAGTGGATACTCTGGTGCTCAAGGAGATATTGGTACATCAGGATATAGCGGCATAGGAACTAGTGGATACTCTGGTATTTCAGGTTATTCTGGTATAGATGGAGCTTCAGGATATTCTGGGCGAAGTGGATATAGTGGATCTGATGGTTCTGCTGGTTCATCAGGATATAGCGGTTATAGTGGTTCTAATGGTCCTGGAGGAAGTAGTGGTTATAGTGGTTATTCTGGAGACGATGGATTTCCTGGATCCTCTGGATACAGTGGCACTTCTGGCTATTCTGGTTCAGGTGTAAGTGGATATTCTGGCAGCGGAGTTAGTGGTTATAGTGGTACTTCTGGTTACTCTGGTTTAGGTGCATCTGGATATAGCGGAGTTAGTGGTTATTCTGGATCTGGTATCTCTGGTTATAGTGGCCCTGCTGGGACTGGTGCTGATATTAATGGTCCATCTGGATATCTTCTAGAATATAACGCTTCTGGAGTTAGAGCTTCTAATTTAGAACACCATCTTTTAAATGGTGGTACTCAAGCTAATGACTTTTTTACATCTCTTGTAAATTTTAGAGAATCTGGTTTTTATCATACAATGTCAGGAATGGCCCCAACCGATGCTTGGGGACAGATAGGTGAATTTTTTAATGGCGGAATTGGATTTGCTGGAATTACTGCTCGCGATGTTCCATCTGGATTTGATTACTCCTATCCTTTACAATTTGCTGGAACTCATGGGCATAGATCTACTCCTTATCCTGCCATATTATTTGATGGTAGCAAAGTTGGATTGGTAGATTCTGGATTTTATGACTCTCTAGAAGGAAATGATATTCTTGCTCAATTTAGTAGCGCATACGTCCCAGTAATTACAGTGATGGGTGATGGTCGCTTTGGTATTAAAACTGTTGCTCCAACGCATGAACTAGACGTTAACGGTTCTGGTAGATTTTCTGCCAGCTTAAAGTTAGACTCAATTCCTCACGAATTAACAACCCCAACAAAAATTTTAGTACCTTCATCTGCAGGCGTAGTTAGTTATAGAACTCCAGCAGAATTAGTAACAGATCTAGGATTATCTGGAGTAGCAGGAACATCAGGATACTCAGGATTTAGTGGATATTCAGGGTCTAATGGAGCTGCAGGTACAAGTGGTTATTCAGGATATTCTGGTGGTACAGGATCTAATGGTTCCTCAGGATACTCAGGTTATTCAGGTTCTGCTGGTACGTCAGGTTACAGTGGTTCAGGTATCTCTGGTTATTCTGGATTGAGCGGATATTCTGGCATCAGTGGTTATTCTGGTAGAAGTGGATATAGTGGTATTGCTGGAGATAAATATTCTACTACTTCTTCTACATCATTAACTATTGGAACTGGATCAAAAACATTTACAGTAGAAACTGGACTTGCTTTATCTACTGGTCAGGTAGTTATTGCTGCATATGATTCTGGCAATAAGATGGAAGGAACTATAACGTCTTATAATGCTGGCACTGGTGAATTGGTTGTTAATGTTACATCTGTCACTGGCTCTGGAACATATGCTGACTGGGATATAGCTCTTAGTGGTGCTCCTGGCCCAGCTGGTACGTCAGGATACTCAGGTATCTCAGGTTACTCTGGAATAAGTGGTTATAGCGGATATTCAGGTATTTCGGGATACAGTGGTATCTCTGGGTATAGTGGTTCTGGTATTAGCGGTTACTCGGGAAGTGGAGTTAGTGGTTATAGTGGTTCTGGTGTATCGGGTTATTCAGGCATTTCTGGCTATAGTGGGACTTCAGGTTATTCTGGTTCAGGAATATCGGGATACAGTGGTGCCAGTGGGTATAGTGGCATTTCTGGATATTCTGGTTCTGGGATAAGTGGTTATAGCGGATACTCTGGTATTAGTGGTTATAGTGGAATAAGTGGATATTCTGGGACAAGTGGGTATAGTGGTTTTGGATCAGTATTAGCTGTAGATTTAAATACATACGGATTTATTAATAGAACAAGTTCATATATATCTTTTGATGGAGTTGATACTGTAACTTTATCTGGAGTTACTTGGGAATATTATAGAGCTGGTATTAAATATACGAAGAGTGGAGCAGTAACTAAACAAGTTGCATCTCCAATGGTCAGTGGTACACAATATTTTGTCTATATTGATAACGCTAGTGGTTTGCTAGAAACGGCTACTTCTTCTTGGACTCTTAACGATACTAAAGTTCCAGTCGCAACTTTATATTGGGATCCTTCACAAGATCCTAAGTATATTTTTTGTGATGAAAGACATACTTGTACTATATCTAGAACATGGCACAGAGAGCATCACTTTGCTGAAGGTACGGAAGCTATTCATCCTGGAACAGTATCTGGACTTTCTGCAGGTAGCGACACAGATACAACTAAAACTTTTGGTATAGCTGATTCATTCATAGTAGATGAAGATTTGTTCTTTAATCTCGCTGAATTTCCAGATCTAGATGGAACTGTATCTGGATATATAAATATGTTCAGAGTTTCTCCTACTAGTTATCAGTGGCAATCTGGTAATATGCCATTTAAATATGCTCAGTTATCTCCAACAACTTACGGATTTATTGAGTATGATAATGGTGCTGGTGTATCTACTCAAGCTGGAGCAAATAACTTTGTTAACTCATATCTAGTTTTAACTAATGCGGTTAATAATAATGAGCCAAATCCAGAAATATCTAATGCAAAGTTAAGATATATTTTACTACAAGGTAGAGGTGCTTATGGTACTGCAGCCTTAGCTTATGCAGAAACATTTAGTTCTTTTAATCTTACTGGATTTCCTTTTGCTGAAGTTGTTGCTGTATATCAATTTACATGGGCTACTACTAATAGACCAAATACAGTTAAGGGAAGATGCAGATACGTAAGTACTCAAAGAGTTAATACTAATATTATTAATACAACATCTGTATCAAGTACAGCTCATAATACATTAGCTGGACTACAAGGTGGAACTATTAATGAGTACTATCACTTAACTTCTGCTGAATATACTGCTTTACAACTAACAGGTGGATCTGGTTACTCAGGTTTTAGTGGATATTCTGGTACATCAGGTTATAGTGGAAGTGGTATAAGTGGATATTCTGGATATAGTGGTTACTCAGGAATCTCTGGTTATTCTGGAATTAGTGGATACTCTGGTTATTCAGGCATTTCTGGCTATAGTGGGACTGTTGGCACAAGCGGATACTCTGGTATCAGTGGTTATTCAGGAATCTCAGGATATTCTGGTACAAACGGTTCTAATGGAACGTCTGGATACAGTGGTATAAGTGGGTATAGTGGTTCTGTTGGTACAAGTGGTTATTCTGGGTATAGCGGAGTTTCTGGATATTCAGGTATTAGCGGCTACAGTGGATCAAATGGATCTATGGGTACATCGGGTTATAGTGGTTATTCTGGGTCTGTAGGAACTTCGGGCTATTCAGGTGTTGGTGCTAGTGGTTATTCAGGCTATAGTGGCACCAATGGAAGTACAGGAACGTCTGGCTATAGTGGATATAGCGGTATATCAGGGTACTCTGGCATAAGTGGTTATAGTGGCTCTAATGGATCTACAGGAACATCAGGATACTCTGGTTACAGTGGAATAAGTGGATATTCGGGATCTAATGGGTCCACAGGAACTAGTGGATATTCAGGAGTATCTGGATACAGCGGAATAAGCGGGTATTCAGGTATTGGTAATTCAGGATATAGTGGCATCTCTGGTTATAGTGGAATATCAGGTTATTCGGGTATTGGAACGAGTGGCTACAGTGGAATAGGAACATCTGGGTATAGTGGTATTAGTGGTTACAGTGGTTCTACAGGAACCTCTGGATACAGTGGTTACTCTGGCGTTGGGACATCTGGATATAGTGGAGTTGGAACTTCAGGTTATAGCGGAATTAGCGGTTACTCTGGATTAGTAGGCACGTCAGGTTATTCAGGAATTAGTGGATATTCGGGAACAAACGGATCAGCAGGGACATCAGGTTATAGTGGTTATAGCGGAACAAATGGCTCCGCTGGAACTAGCGGATATTCAGGATACTCTGGTAGTAATGGATCTGATGGGACTAGCGGGTATAGTGGAATAAGTGGATATTCTGGAAGAAGTGGTTACAGCGGTAGTGGCATTAGCGGTTATTCTGGCTACAGTGGAATAGGAACATCTGGTTATAGTGGAATAAGTGGATATAGTGGTATTAGTGGTTACTCTGGTAAGAGTGGTTATTCTGGTGCCTGCGAATATCAATTCTATGCTGATCTCTTAGAAAATCCTGTTAATAGCAACTGGAAAATTAATGCGTTAGCTCCATTAACTGCTGACTCAGGAAATTTAGCTCTTAATGTAAGATTATTTGATGATACTGTACAAGAAGGAGTTGGATTTAGTATCGAAACTCCTGCTGGGGCAACTACAATGACTGTTTATTTTAGATCTAAAGCTTATGCTGCTCCTGCAGGAACAGTAGCTGCAGTGCCAGTATTATACTATAGAGACATACCAGATAATGCAGCGGTCTCAGGATGGTATAGTGGTCTTATTATGACTGCATTAAGTTTTCCAGCTAGTGCAACTAATTATCAGTATGATAGTCAAGCAATAACGATGTCAACTATTGGAGTTAGAGCTGGAGTTAATACTCAGTTTGAATTAACCAGATCTGGAACGCATGCCTCTGATACTCTAGTGGGAGACTGGGCTTTACATTTATTAAAGGTAGTATTCTCATAATGGCAGTTAAGATGAATGAAAAACTGACGGATAACCAAGTAATTCTACCACCAGATAGTTCTGTGTTAGATACGCCAACAGATTTTAGTGTTACTGCTTGGGTATATTATACAGAGATTAGTGGAGTTACAAATGTTAATGAGTATTTATTTATAATTCCTGGTGGCGGATTAAAAATGTATCATGAATCTCCAACCAATGTTAGATATGAAAGTTTTATATTAACGTCTGGTACTCCAGGATATTTTATTGCTAGAAGTTTA